ACCAAGGACCAAGCTATCGAGTTTGAGGGGTGGCATAGGCCAGTGGGCCAGAACTTCCGGATTGCTCACAAGGCAGAGGCTTCCGTCTCGTACCGTTACGACTTCACACTGCCTTTGAGGTTTCCGGAGAAGACTGACTTTGACACCAGAGTCATTGCCGGTGCATCCAACACAAAGATTAGTGTAAACTTTGACATGGTTCTAGTTGAGGACTACGCAGATAACCCATAGGGGGCCAGATGAAATATTACGATTGCCCCGACTGTGGCAGGGAGAACCTGAACAGTGGCAACTTCAAACGACACTTGACCATCAAGCATGGTTACACAGAGAAGCAGTGGGAGGCAGCTAAAAGCAGCCCACAACCAAAGACGGAGGCTCCCTTGAACAAAGCCAAGTTTGACCGAGTATTTAAGTCGGTCCTAGAACGGACGGGTTCAGCAGAACGAGCAAAGAACGCAGCAGAGTTTGCAGTCTATGGCAAGGTGTTTGAGAAGGCAGAGTACCGGGGAGAAAAGGTACGGCTAGACAAGCCTTTCCGACTTCCCAAAGGTTCTGCTAAGAAATTCGGTGTTTACGTCAAGGATGGGGAGAAAGTTAAGAGGGTTACTTTCGGCTCCCCGTCTATGGAGATTCGCCGGGACGACCCAAAGGCCAGAGCTTCCTTCCGGGCACGCCACAAGTGCGACGCCAAAAAGGACAAGACTACTCCGGGGTACTGGTCTTGCCGTATGTGGGAATCTGACTTTTCCGTTTCGGACATGCTGTCTAAGTCTGACGTAGAGGGAACCATCCTGAAGACTGACGAGGAACAACGTCTCGTTTGGGGCTGGGCTTCTGTAGTCTCCTCCGGAGGCATCCCACTGATTGACCGACAGGGTGACGTTATTGAAGCTGACACCATGGTCAAAGCAGCAAACAAATTTATGGAGGATGTACGAGTAGGCAAGCTCATGCATGCCGGAGACCAGATCGGTCTGGTAGTACACAGCCTCCCACTGACTAAAGAGATTGGGGACTCCCTTGGGGTTCACAGTGACCGAGAGGGCTGGATTGTCGCATTTAAAGTGCAGGATGACGAGGTCTGGGAATCGGTTAAGTCTGGCCAGCTAAAGGCCTTTTCTATCGGCGGTAAAGCCAAACGGGAGACCATCTAATGACTACCCTACTGATGGACTTGGAACTGGACGAGCTGTCTCTGGTAGACCGGCCAGCTAACCAAGCCGCCACAATTTGCCTTGTAAAAAGGGATTCACCAATGCAAGAAGAATACTTGAAGGAACGCCAAGCCTTCCACATGGAAGCAGGTGCCTCCGAGGACGAGGCCATGAAAATGGCTGAGGAAGAACTGTCTAAGATGCCTGAAGCAGAACGTAATGAAATGTTCGGCAAGGCTGAGGACGATGCAGACAAGGAAGACGATGCAGACAAGGAAGACGATGCTGAGAAGGCAGAGGACACCGAAGCTGACAAAGAAGACGACGCCGAGAAGGAAGACGAGGAAGCTGACAAGGAATACGAGGACACTGCAAAGTCCGACGAACTCCTTGCTGAAGTTGACGCCCTGAAAGCTGAGAACGACCGTCTCTCCAAGGCTCTGGAAGACAACGGTTTCACCGTAACCGATGAAGCCATTACTAAGGCGGCTCCGGCCCCTGAGTTTATCGAATTGGACGGGGAACAGATTGCCAAGTCTGACATTCCTGCACCTGTCCTGAAAGCACTCGAAGCAGTGGAGATTGAGAAGCAGTTTATTGAGCTGAAGAAGCAAGCTACTGAAATACTCCCTAACTTCGACAATGACGTTGCGGCCAACATCCTCAAGGCAGTGTCCAAGGATGACGCAATTGTAGAAGCTCTCAAGGCGGCTGATGCTGCTATTGGTGCTTCAATGTCCGAGGTAGGCGAAGCCTCTGTGGAAGCTGACATGGCTTCTCCAAAGGATAAGCTGGACTCTTTGGTAAAGAGCCACATGGACGAAAACGCAATGCCAAAGTCTGCTTTTGCTAAAGCATATGCTGCTGTAGCTAAGACCGATGAAGGCAAGGCACTCATTAAAGAACTCTACAAAGGAGAGTAAAAATGGCTACTATGCATGGCCGTGATAATCGTACCTATGAAGCTGGTTCTGCAGTTTCTCAATACCGTTTTGTGGACTTGGCCTCTGACGGTCAAGTAGACCACTCAGCCGATGGTGCAAAAGCCGTTGGCGTTTCCCTCAACTCTGCCTCTGCAGCTGGTGATGCTCTCACCGTTGCCCGTTCTGGTCAGGTTCTCGTCTACGTAGGCGAAGCACTGACTGCAGGTGATGCAGTAGCAGCTACCACCGATGGTAAAGCAGCAACGGCTACGACCGGCGAAATCATTGTTGGTTACGCAGTAGAAGACGCAGCAGTAGACACTTTGGGCTCTGTTGAAATCTTCCTCGGCGGCAACGCAGCAGCATAATTAGGAGAACTGAATAATGCCTTTGCTGACCCCATCTAGTGTGCATATTGATGCACCATTGTCCAACCTTACGCTGGCTTATGTCCAGTCTCAGGACAACTTCATCGCCGATAAGGTATTCCCTACCGTTGGTGTAGACAAGCAGTCTGACTACTACTACACCTATGACCGTGACAACATGAACCGTTCCGGTGACGTTAAGAAGCTGGCACCTCGTACCGAAGTAGAACGCATCGGTATGGCTATCAGCAACACCACCTTCACGGCTGACGTTTACGGCCTCGGCATGGACTTCGATGAGCAGACCCTTGCTAACGAAGACGCAGCTTTGGACATTCGTTCTGCTGGTGCCCAGACCCTCGTAAACCGTCTCCTCATTCACCGTGAGAAGCAGTTTGCAAGCAACTTCTTTGCTGACGTTTGGACCTCCAAGCTGACCGGTGTTTCTGCTACGCCTTCCACCAACGAAGTTCTGCAGTGGAACGATGCATCCTCTACTCCTATTCAGGACGTGACGACTGCCTCTCGTACCATTCAGCTGGCTTCTGGTGGCTTCCGTCCTAACACTATGGTTGTAGGCCGTGAAGTTTATGACGAGCTGGTAAACAACCCTGCTATTCTCGCACGTTTGAATGGTGGTGCTACCGTTACCAACACGGCTCTCGTAACGAAAGCTAAACTGGCAGAAATCTTTGAGGTAGAGAATTTCTACGTCATGGAAGCTGTAGAAAACACTGCTGCTGACGGTGCTACCGAGTCTAACTCGTTCATCGGCGGTAAGGCTGCACTGCTTTGCTACACGCCTTCCTCTGCCGGTCTGATGACCCCTGCAGCTGGTCTGACCTTTGCTTGGAACAACATGCCGGGTGTAAACAACCTCGGTATCACGGTTGAGTCCTTCTCTGATGAAGCTCTCCGCCGTCAGCAGATTGCTGAGATGATTCAGGTTAAGATGGCTTACGACATGAAAGTCGTAGGTGCAGACCTCGGCCTGTACTTCGCAAGCATCGTAGCATAAGGCTTTTGCCATGTCACCCGACTACGCAAATGCTCCTTTTCAGATTGATTGGGACCACTTCGTTGTGGTTCCTTTCACTGCCTCTGGGAAACGGTGGGAACGAGGGGACCACTTCGACTGGAAACGTCGGAGCATCCCTTGGAACATCGTAGCCCAGAAGCATGCTAGGGGAGAACTGACCCAAAGGCCCCCGGAAGAAGGGGCCATTAAAACAACCGTTGGAGACGGGCTTGATGAGCTTACGGTGGATGAACTCCACGTTATCGTAAACACGATCAATGCCAAGGTTAAGCTCCACACCAAGACTGCCAAGGAATACGGCATTAAAAAGTGTAAGTCCTCCACTATTCTAGAGAAGCAAAGAGGGCACATTAGACGATGGAGAAACAGCCCTTGGGCTGATATGGAGCTTAGATAGTGTCAGACTTTACCTACGACATTGACGACCTCGGGATAGCTACCGCAACCGGCAGGAAGAACGCCGTTCGTTTTCTCGTAGGCGACACCGACTCTACGGACGTTCAAGTCTACGACGATGAGATTGTTTTTGCACTCTCCCAGAACTCGGACAACATCCATTACACCTCAGCCTACATTTGTCGGGCCATTGCCAGCAAGTACAGCCGTAAGATTGACGTAAATATCTCGGGTGCCTTGGATGCCAAATATTCCATGCTTCAGTCTCATTACCTGTCTCTTGCAGACACACTAGAGTCCGAAGCAAAGAAGCAGTCCGGACTTGGGTTCTCAGCAGGTGGAATTAGTCAGTCTTCGATCACTACAGCCAGACAGCTGACAGACCGGGTTGACCCTGCATTTAAGAGGGACCGTTTCTGGAACCCTCCGGGTTACGATAACTCAGCAGACTACGAGTAGGGTAAGCTATGATAAACCCCTCTGACTTTGACAGGCTTATCTCAGACTTCGGACAGCAGCTAACGGTTACAAAGGTGACTACAGATGGCTCCTACGACCCTTCTACAGGGACCGTCACCGGGTCTTCTACTAGAAATTACACGTTTACCGGTTACTTTTACTCGGACACCGAGGGACCTACCAGTGCCTCCAAGACCACAAAGACGGTAAGAAACTTGGCCGTTTCGTCTGTGGGTCTACAGTTTGTCCCGGAGGACGGTGACAGCATTTCCGGCTACGGGGAGATAAGCTCCGTCCGGACGATTGATAGCCGGGGGAACCCGGTGGTTTATCTCTGCGAGGTACACATTTAATGGCCGGAAGCATTGAAATATCCCGTAGCCTTCAGGAAAAAATAGACAGTATCTCTGACATTGCAGAGAACCAAGTAGCAGAGAAGCTGGTAGAGGTCGCAGAGACACTGATTAAGTACAGCCCTGTAGACACCGGGGCTTTTGTTACGTCTTGGTCCGTCAGCAACAGCCCTTCAGCTTTGAGGTACGAGTCCTCTAAAGGTAGGACTTCCTCACCTTGGCCAGCAAAGACCAGAGGGGATGCCTTGGGAAACGTGGTCTACGACATCGGAAGGTTAAAGAAAAGGTTCTCCTTTCGGAGGCAACTGGGGACATCGGCAGGTACTTTCTACTTTGTGAATGGTTCCCCTCATGCCGTGCCTGTAGACAAGAACCATGCAGTAATTGCACGGGCTAGGAGGATTCATGGCTAATGTTTTTAGAGACATACGGGCTGCATTCGAGACACAACTTGCAGGGCTTACGGGTATTCCGGACATTTCCTACGAAAACCTGAAGTATAACCCTTCGGCACAATCGGCATATGTAGAGGCTATTCTACTCCCCACCGAGAAGAAACCTGCAGTCCGGGGGTTAAACCCTCAAGAACGATACGAGGGCATCTTTCGGGTCATCTGCTACTCTCCGGAGGGTTCTGGACCCGGTGCCTGTGACGAATTGGCAGAGTTAATCCTTGACGGGTTTCCCGCCACTTCCAGCATATCCTACACCAATTCCGACACAGTGACTACCAACGTCTCTGTTGACTACGCCGAAAGAGAGGCGGGGTTCCTTGAGGGGGCCTTTTACTATATCCCGGTGAATATCGGGTTTTACGTTTACAAATAAGGAAAATCCAAAATGGCTTTTGCACAGGGTTCCCGTTCCGGTCTCTCTTACATTGCAGAGAGTACCTTTGGGACTACGCCGGTAGGAAACTTTACCAGCCTCCCCTACAACTCCCACAGCCTGAACCTGTCAAAGCAACGGGTACAGGGTAACGAAATCCAACCAGATCGCATGGCCCGTGTTGACCGTCACGGCAACCGTTCTGCAGCTGGCTCTATCTCCGTAGACCTCCGGGACCAAGCTTTTGACCCGTTCATCGAATCGGCCCTTTGTTCCTCGTTCATTGTCGGTGTAGCCAAGGTCGGTACTACTCCTAAGTATTTCTCTATCGAGGACTACGCAGCAGACATTGACCAGTCCCGTGTATTTACCGGCATGACGGTCTCCACCATGTCCGTTTCTATCTCCCCTAACCAAATGGTTACTGCAAACTTTGACATGGTAGGGAAGGACATGACCATCTCTACCACCGAAAAGACTGTAGATTCTGCAACGATTGCAGAGCCGTTTGACTCTTACTCTGGTGACATCAAGGTAGCTGACGACGGTGTGACTGCAATTAATGCATCCTCTGCCCTGTCCATTGTGACTGGTATGAACTTCTCCGTAAGCAATTCCTTCAGCCCTACGTTTGTCGTAGGAGACGACGCAGCTCCATCCTTGCAGTTTGGACGAGCCGTAGTTGAAGGGACCATCACGGCCTACTTTGAGGATGACACCTTGATCAATCGTTTCATCAACGAAGTGGAAAGTGGTATCGAAGTATCAGTAGCAGACCCAACCGGGAACTCTATGACGTTCCTTTTCCCACGGGTAAAGATTAACGGTGCTAACGTACCGGTGTCCTCTGCCACTTCTCGGGTTATCTCCCTTCCGTTTGTGTCCCTGTACGACACCACCGAAGCCACTAACCTGACCATTACCACAGCATAGAATCCGGCCTAGCCGGTAGGGAGGGAGAGCTTGTCGGGTGGCTCCCCTCTCTTTCAACCTGACCCGAACTAAGGACCCGACAGATGGATTTAAAAGACCTGACACCTAAGTCAGACGAAATTGAGGTTGTTCTTGTTCACCCCAACACAGGGGAAACCTTGATGAACGGGGACAGTGACGAGGAAATGACAATCACCGTACATGCTCCTCACACCAAAGAATACCGGGCTGCACTCTTTGAGCAAGCAGAGCTACAGATTGCCAGAAACCAGAAGGGTGGAAAGAAAAGCCAGCAATTCCTAGAACAGCAAGACTCTGGTATCGAGCTAATGGCCCGTATCACTAAGAAGTGGGACATTACCTACGACGGAGTTAAACCACGACTTACTTTTGAGAGAGCCTTGGGGGTTTACAAGGACTGTTTCTGGATGAAAAAGCAAATTGAGTCAGCCATTGACGACAGCCTAAATTTTATGAAGGGCTGACCAAGGAACTCGAAGCTTATGCCTCTTGGCACTTCGAATTAAACTCGGACGTTGGTGGAACTACAAAAAAGAGCCACCTCATGCAAGTAGAAAGGCAGACAGGAGTAAAGCCGAAAGAATTAGTGGGACCACCTTTTCCGCAACTTTTGGCCCACCTCTGGTCTGCCTTTTCTTCTTTGAACGCCGGTAGGACCTTGGGGAGAAATGGCCCCGAACCCCTCACTTACAACACCATACACAGCTGGGTTTCCCTCATGGGAGTTCCCCTGTCTCCCAGAGACGTAGAGGTCCTGCAAAGACTGGACCGAATTTACTTGAGGACTTAGCCGAATGGCAGACATTAAGCTCATAATCGACGTAGACGACGACGGTAAAATCCAGAAGGCCACAGACAGCTTAGAGAAGCTGGAGGTAGCTGCTAAAAAGACAGGTTCCAATGCCTCAGACATGGCTACTGCCTTTTCTCCGTCCGGGAACCTGCAAAGAAACACGTTCTCTTTTAAGGACACCGTAGACGATACGACCGGCTCCCTCGGAATGATGTTTGAGCAAATGGCAGGTGGTGCTGCCCCACAGGACGCCTTTATTGACTTTGTGGCCGGGCTGGGTGGAAGTTTGGGCCCCATTGGGGCTATAATGATTCCGGCGGTAACTGCGGGTTTGGTTGCCCTTGGTCCTAAAATAATTGAACACACCGGGTTGTTTAAAGACTTTGGTTCCTCTGTGGAAAAGGCTGCAGCTGGCATTGACTCCGTAATTAGCTCCTTTGAGAACTACCAGAGCCTCACCGGTGGGGACGTAGACTTGGGTAGGGAGGTTTCTGCCTTTGCTCAACGGTCTTTGCAGTATGATGTTTCCGTTGCCTCCAAAGACGCCACAAAGGTTATGTCGGGTCTTTTCGGGCATATGGAGACTTTGGTGAAACGGTACGAGTTTGCCGGTTCCCGTGGCCCAGAGGAGGCGGCTAGGCTTGAGTCTATGAAGGTGGCTCTGAAGTACCTTTCCGAAGTTGACGAGGTAGATACTTCCAGTGTCAAGGACATGGTTGACACCTTGAAAACGGTCAACGTCGTTCTGGAGCAACAGTTGGAAGGTAGCCTGAACCTAGACAAAAAGAAGATCGAAAAGCTACGGGAGTTCGGTGATTCCATTACCGAATTTCTTGCATCGGTAGAAATGAATCAGGCAAAGCTGGATGCAGCCTTGGGCTACGGTGTAGACGAGTCTGCCACTGTTGCCCGTGACCGTTCCGGTTTGGTACGTCGTAGGGACGGTAAAACAGCAAAGGACCCGTTGAAGGCTTACTTTGAATCCCATGGCATCCGTTCAGCTCCCTTCATTTCGGCTCCTCGTTATGGTGGAGACTTTGCAGCTAATGAATTTTGGGCAAGCCATGATGCCTCCTCGGATGACTATGTAACCAAAGGCTATGCCGCAAATGACGTAAAGATGGGTGTAGAGGATGGCCTGAAGGCTTACTTTGAATCCCATGGCATCCGTTCAGCTCCCTTCATTTCGGCTCCTCGTTATGGTGGAGACTTTGCAGCTAATGAATTTTGGGCAAGCCATGGCGCAAGGTCCGACGACCATGTAGCCAAGGGTTATGAGCAAGCCGATAAATTAGCAGAGGCAATAACAGACCTTACGGATGAGGTCGTAGCCAGCTCTGAGACTCAGTTTGAACTGGGTGAAATGTTCTCTGACTTCAAGGACCGTTTCTACGACGGGCTTTCTGTTGACGTGGAAGCAGCTATGGCTAGGGCCACAGAGCAAGAGTCGGTTTGGATTCAGGGGCTTATTCAAGAGCAAACCGAAGCCGTAGAGACAGCTATCCAAGAGGGGACTGTAGATATTGACGAACTGTATTCCATTTTCGAGGAATATCAGCACGTCATTACGGAAACCAACACCGCCCTTCAAGAGGAGATAATGAAAGACATTATCGCCCAACAAGAGGCTAGAGAAGCTGCAAAGAGAGCTAGAGAGGCACAAGAGGCCAACACCGAAGCCCTGAATGCAAATGCAGAACTTTTACGGGACTTCTTTAAGTCCCAAGGTGTAGACATACGGCCATTCTCCACAGCTCCCCGTTACGGTGGGGACTTTGCAGCCAATGAGTTTTGGGCTATGCACAATTACCCAGAGGAGGAAGAATTTGCAATCGGTGGGGTGGTGAACCGTGCTACCCGTTTCGGTATGACCAACGGACGCCGGGGTGTCATGGGTGAAGCTGGACCGGAGGCAATCCTACCCCTACGCCGGGGAGCCGATGGCAAGCTGGGTGTGGCAATGAACGGAGGCAGTGGTCAGGTGGTCATAAACCAATCCTTCAACTTCTCTGCTAACGGTGACGACTCGGTAAAGAGAATCATTGCTTCCGAGGCCCCCAAGATTGCGAAGATTACTGAACGCAGTATTATCAACAGCCGCCAAAGGGGTGGTAGTATCAGGAAGGTATTCGGCTAATGGCTATCACTTACCCCTTGTCCATTCCGACAACCATAGGGATTGGGGACATTGAACTACGGGCTAAGAACGTGGTTTCACTCACCCAGTCCCCCTTCACCTTGAAACAGCAAGTGGTGGCTCATGCCGGTCAACGGTGGGAGGCTAGTGTCTCCATACCGGCTATCCGTAGGGATAAGGCCGAAGAGTGGAATGCCTTTCTGTTGTCCTTACGGGGGCAGGTCGGAACCTTCCTCCT